AGACCACTATTTTCCTCACGTACCTTGTGTGGTCACTAACTTCACACACGTGCTGTCAAATGATGTTGACTACATCCAAGTGCCTATCAGCCAGACAGTGCTAGACACCAGTCCGGTAGATCCTAATCGCAGCGTGAACCTAACACCCGACGAACAGAAATATGTGCCTAGTCTACTGGTATCTAACACACAGGCTACCACACCCAGCACGCAGGCCACGGTACGCAACAGCAGGACCAAGACCATCACGACTACTACACGTGTACCAACTACTAGCACAGTCACAGCGACTCTACGTCCAATGTACAGTCGCAGTAATCTACACAATAGATTTAATCTCGAAGACTTTGCCGCGGGCAAGCTAGTGGCTGATCCAGACAATGGATTTGGAGGATTCATCTAAATGGCCATCGCTTACAACAAGACTAGTCCCTATGCAAATACCAATACATTTGCTTTTTTCTTAGATGTTGCTGATATTCCTGCGATACCTTATGATCCCAATGACGTACAGTACCAAATTGATGCAATCTATAAAAATCGTCCAGATCTACTGGCCTTTGACCTATATGGCGACAGCAGTCTATGGTGGGTATTTAGTATACGCAATCCAAACGTCCTGCAAGATCCTATCTTTGATTTTCTTCCCGGAGCAATCATATTCATTCCTAAAAAAGACACGATAACTTCTGTATTAGGAATATAATAAATCATGGCTACCACATCAGTAACCACTACAGCACAACAGGCCCAAGAATTTTTCGTAAGCAAGGGATGGACTCCAGCACAGGCAGCAGGTCTGGTAGGAAATTTCCAAGCAGAATCCGGAGTGAATCTCAAGCCCAATGCCGTTGGTGATGGTGGAACAGCCTACGGGATAGCACAATGGCAAGGACCTCGCCAAGCAGACTTCCAAGCAAAATATGGTTTCCCCATACAGCAGGCTAATCTTAACCAACAGTTAGAATTTGTAAACTATGAATTAACCCAGGGCAAAGAACAGGCCGCAGGAGCCAGACTTCGAGCAACAACCACCGCTGGTGAAGCTGCAGCCGTCACTGATCAATATTATGAAAGAAGCAGTGGGATCCATAGGCAAAAACGCATAGACTATGCCAACTCTCTCTATGCCGGCAGAGATCCTACGGTGACGCCACCACCGACTACACAGGCAGAAATAGATGCGAACGCAGGAACTAGCAGCAAGATTGAGCCCGCGGCAGAACCTGCAACAGAAACCGCTCCTGGCCAGACTGGATTTTATAAGATCCCTGGTGGAAGAACTAATAATATTCCCTTGGCCGATCAACCAGACAGCGTGGATACCAGCAAACCTTTACCTAATGTCTTGAATCAATTTCCCAGTTATATCTACGCACTGAGTCTACATCTGCTGTCGGCCCAGGAATATAATAATGTGATTAATAGTGGCACGTACAAGCCCAACAGAGTATTAGTGGCTAGTGCTGGTAGATATAATAACATTCCTGGGGTCAAACAATTCATACGCAGTCCTTACTTTGCTGAAGATTTCTATTTTGACGAATTTACCATGACCACGGTCATAGGCACCAACAGCCATTCTCGCAACACCAATGCCATAGAGATGGCATTTACTCTATTAGAACCCTATGGCATGACCCTGATCAATCGACTGCTAGATCAAGCCAATGACCCCGAATTAAATTGTTCTAACTATCTAGACATGGTTTATCTCCTACAGATTGATTTTTTTGCCAGCAATGATGCGGGAGAAATCGTGGGCATAGTTCCAGGAATTACCAAACGCTTTCCAATAAAACTCACACAGATGAATATCAAGGCCGGAGTCCGAGGATCAGAATATCAGATACAGGCAGTGCCATATAATCATTCAGCGTTTGATCAAACCACTGTGAGTACACCAGCTAACTTTGAATTGGTTGCTGGATCAGTCGGCGAGATGTTCCAGTCTGGTGCCGACACGAATCCGCAAAAACAAGTTACCAGCCTACCTGGGGCCCTAAATGGCTGGCAAAATGATCTAGTAAAAAATAACAAGATAGGAGTCCCAGATACCTATGCGTTTAACATTGATCCAACGATAGCTGATTCTGCCTTAACCTCAGCATCTACGTTAAGTGCCAGAGATACCAGTATGGCAAATCCCTTGGATACCAACAGCATCAGGCAAAGCAATCTAGGAACATCTACCCAAGATTATAATGCCTTGACTCGTACAGTCGGAATCAATGCAGGTACCAGCATAGATAAGATCATCGATAACGCAGTGAGAAACAGCGACTATATCAAAAATCAGATAGCTATACCTGACGGAGTTGATCCACAGGCGTATCTGCAACAAAAAGCACAGCAACAGGATCAACCATTAAATTGGTACAGGACTACTCCGACAGTTACCTTGGGAGAGTTTGATCCCATACGCAAGGTCTACAGCCGGAATATTACCTACAACGTGCAACCATATACGATCTACAATGTCAAATCAGATGTAGCTCCACAGGGCAAAGTGACTAATTTCGTCAAGAGCTATAATTACATCTACACAGGCAAGAATGATGATGTGATTGATTTCGACATAAATTTCAACACGCTGTACTACACTGCACAGACAGCCTACAGAGATGCAGTGGCCAGCATATACAAAGCACCCAGCAAATCAGACGCTGGAACAGCACAGAATCCAGGAAATTATCAGGGACAAGTCCAAAGACCAAACAGTGTCATGCCAATGGTCATGAAACCACAGGTATATAATGCTCGCGCTAGAGCTACAGGTGGCAGCATCAGTTCGAAAGATGTAGCAGTAGCTGATCTTGAAGACAGTTTGATGACATTGAGCGCGGCAGACATGCTGAGTGTTAATCTAAAGATCTTAGGTGATCCACAATTTTTAAAACAGGATGACTGTTTCTATACTCCATCAACTATCACTAGCATACCAACCAACGATCCTAGATTGACTGGTAATGGTAGTTTACGAACTGACTACGGCGAGATATATGTGCTGTTGACATTTAGGACTCCAACAGACATAGATGAAAACACAGGACTGATGAAGTTTAGCCAAAATTATAGAACCAGTGTGTTTTCGGGATTATACAAGGTACTTACAGTACAGAGTGAATTCCGATCTGGACAGTTCACCCAGACCTTGAATTTGATCCGATTACCTAATCAGACTGAGTATGATTATGTTAATCAACCACAAAACAGCAATGAACAGAGGCTAAATGATCTTGACCCAAATACCACAGCACCACTGAATACAAATTCTCTAGTCCAGAACGTGCCACCGCCTGCCCCATCACAATTAATCAGTGAAGTCGCATCACAGCAACCAGCACAGAGTCTGTTCACGGAGCAAGTACCACCATTATTAGATTCTGTGCAACAGCAATTAATTAATGTAAATAATACAGCACCAACAGAGTTGATTAATACTTCTAATCAACCAGAGATAAACACACCGATACTAACCTAACGGAACGATACATGGCGATAGATTCACGAATTGGTACTAAGATAAACAAGAGCCTGAGAACAGATCTCGCTCCGGCTACCAACATCTCACCTTTTCCCTACATTGGAATAGTTAAAAACAATCTTGATCCTACACGTTGTGGTCGCGTACAAGTATTCATTCCTGAGCTAGGTGGTAATCCCGACGATCCATCCAATTGGCGCACCATAAGCTACGCTAGTCCATTTATGGGCTATACCAGCACAGAAATAAATCCGACTGACGTCCAAGACATAAAAGAATCCTTTACTAACGTGACCCATACTTATGGCATGTGGATGGTGCCACCAGACATTGGAGTAGAAGTCATCTGTATGTTTATCGCCGGTGACCCTATGCGTGGTTATTGGGTAGCCTGTGTAAATTCAAATCTCAGTAGATATATGCTTCCTGGACTTGCTGGCAGCACTAATGTAAACTCAACATTCGCAACTGCTAATGCCAAGGCCAGTTACACCCCTGGCGACCAACCTCCAGTGGTAGAATTCAATGAAAACATACCTGCCAATGAAACCAATTCTAATTTTTATAATGCTCCTAAACCCATACACGAAACACAATATGCTGTGCTTAAACAGCAGGGCTTAGACAAGGACACGGTGCGAGGTACTATATCCAGCAGCAGTCAAAGAGAAACTCCCAGCCAGGTATTTGGCATCAGCACCCCTGGACGTCCCCTGAATGACCCAGCTGACGATCCTAATTATGTTAGGAAATTGAATGCAGGCACGCTGACAGAAGAATATTATCGAGTTAAATCACGCAAGGGCGGGCATACCTTTGTCATGGACGATGGCAGTGTATTAGGAGTCGATCAGCTGGTTAGATTGCGCACAGCCGGTGGACATCAGATACTAATGCATGATACAGAAGAAACTATCTATGTTGGGCATGCTACGGGCAACAGTTGGATTGAGTTAAGCAAAGATGGCAGCATCAACATCTACAGCAAATCGGGATTTAATCTACGCAGTGAAGGTAATGTTAACATACACAGTGATCAAAATATTAATTTAAATGCCCGAGGTAATATCTACATGAACAGGGCCGCTAATCTATCAGCAACAGTAAACTCGTTACCTAATACTGTATTCCAAAGCAATACAGGAACCTGGATAAACACAGCTAACAGTATTAGTACTATTAGCACTGTGGCACCAACACACGAGCCATTTATTAGAGGATAAATATTAACATGGCCACTACATATAAAGGATTCAGCACTCAAGCAGGTAATAAAAATTTCCGCTTGACTGACTTTGATCTAATCAAACAGGACATCTTAAATCACTTTAATATCCGCAAGGGCGAAAAATTGATGCGTCCAAATTTTGGCACTATCATCTGGAACGTCCTACACGAACCCTTTACTGAAGATCTAAAAAGCGTGATCACACAGGATGTCAAAGCTATCGCCAGCTATGATCCGCGTGTGAGCTTTGATAATATCATCATTACAGAGTTTGATCAAGGTCTACAGATAGAACTACAACTGCGCTACGTCTTAACCAATCAAACCAACGTTATGCTGTTGAATTTTAACGGCACGACCAACCAACTAACCACAGCATAATAAACTACCCAGTTTTTGTTCCTGATAAATACTATATAATAGGAAAAGAAGCATGGCAATCACCACGAGACAAACCAGTTTATTAGTTGCAGAAGATTGGACTAAATTATATCAATCTTTCCGCAATGCAGACTTTCAAAGCTATGATTATGAAACTCTGCGTGCTAGTATGGTCGGCTATCTACAGCTTTACTACCCTGAAGATTTTAATGACTTCATAGAAAGCAGCGAATTTATAGCTCTAATTGACATGATCGCCTTCCTAGGGCAAAGTCTTGCTTTCCGTGCGGATTTAAATGCTCGTGAAAACTTTATCGACACAGCACAGCGCCGTGACAGCATACTTAAACTCGCACGCTTGATCAGTTATAATCCCAAACGTAATATCAACAGCAAGGGACTTTTAAAGTTTGACTCAGTTAGTACTACTGAAACCCTATATGACAGCAATGGGCTTGATCTCAGTGGACTAGTGATCAACTGGGCAGATGCTGGTAATAGCAATTGGCTAGAACAATTCACTCTGATCTTAAATGCAGCATTAGTGAATAATCAAAGCGTCGGTAAGCCCAGCAACAGCCAAATCATCAACGGTATCATCAATGAAGAATATCAGATTAATTTATTGACTAATACCCTGGCTCGATTCCCCTTTAATTCTACAGTAGCGGGCACTCAGATGCCGTTTGAGATGGTTAGTCCTACCAGCGTAGGTAAGACCTATATATATGAAGCTAATCCCAGCCTGAATTCTCCATTTAATGTTCTCTATAAAAACGATAATCTAGGTAATGGATCTGCTAACACAGGATTCTTCCTTTATTTTGTACAGGGAACGCTACAAAGCATAGACTTTAATTTTGCAGAGAGCATTCCTAATCGTGTTTATAGTGTTAATACCAACAACATCAACAACAGCGATATTTGGTTGTATAGCATAGATTCCAACGGTAATTTAAATGATCTATGGCAGTCTGTACCAGCAGTAGCCAATACAAATGTCATCTATAATCAGATGCAAAATAGAAATATCTATCAGGTAAACACACGTGCTAATGATCAGATCGATCTAGTATTTGGTGACGGAAGTTTTGCTAATATTCCACAAGGTACCTTTAGACTCTACTATCGAATCAGTAATGCTTTACAATACAAGATCACTCCAGATGAAATGCAGGGCATAGTCATTCCTGTGAATTATGTTACAGCTACGGGACGTATTGAAACAATCAACATCACAGCTAGCCTACAGTACACTGTGGCCAATGCCACTACCAGAGAAAGCCTTGATGATATCAAACAAAAAGCACCACAACAATATTACACACAGAATCGCATGATCACCGGTGAAGATTATAATATCTTACCTTACACCCTGTTTAATGATATACTAAAAATCAAAGCTGTTAATCGTACCAGCTCGGGTATCAGTCGTTACTTAGATGTTATTGATGTCACTGGCAAATATTCCAGTACCAATATTTTTTCACAAGACGGTATGATCTACAAAGATACATTTATCAACACATTTAGTTTTGACTACAATACCACCAATGACATCTATCGTGTGATCTATGATCAGGTACAGCCTATAGCAGAAGCACCCGAAACTCTACAGTTCTTCTATTCAGATTATCCCGTGATAGAGCTTAACGACATTCGTTGGCACACATCGACTACTATTGCCAATGGTTCGACTGGATTTTTCGTTGATGCCAGTGGTAAGATTCTACAGATTGGATCTGCAGTGACTAGTAATAATCAGTACATAGTCCAGAATTCGATCGTGAGATTTTCAGCAGGACCAGGTAATTATTTTGATGCTAATAATTATGTCAAGGTTGGCGTACCAAGCCAACCGGGAGACAAATACTATATCTATGCGGCCATTGAATTGGTGGTAGGTGATGGAACCAATGGTGGACAAGGTAATCTATCCAGTGGCCAGGGTCCTGTGACTATCAACGTAGTTATTCCTAAAATTGGTCTCGATCTAGCAGAACAAGACATCATCGGTGATAAGGTATTTGCTGTGTTTAACAATAATTTCCCAAATAGCCTAGTCGCACAGATGGTCAGCTACATACAGGCCTTTGCTAATTTTGGTCTGCGCTACGATGTACAGTCAGGTACTTGGAGGATCATCACTCCACAGGATTTGAATACTGCGGACGAATTTAATCTGACAAATGCAGGAAATACCAGCGGGCAAGCTCTTGATTCGAGTTGGATCATAGCGTTCCAAACAGTTGGCCAGACCTACACAGTAAGCTATCGTGGATTGAACTATGTGTTTGAAAGTGTACAAGAAACTAACTTCTACTACGATGGCACTACTAAGATATTTGATGCTGCCACAGGAGTAACGATTCGCGATCAGATAAAAATATTAAAAGTCAACAGCAACCCCGACAATGCTAATCCATTAGCCTTAGACTACATTTGGAACGTGTACAAGAGCGTGACCAATGTTGATGGCTATGTAGATATCAATAAGATATTAGTGACATTCTCAGACAGTGACAACGATGGCGTTCCCGACAACCCTGAACTATTTGATCTGATCGTAAACCCAAATGTAAATACCAACAGCAAGTATGTATATTTCGTGCAGACAGTGGGCTACGATAATTTTGCGGTACAACAACCTGTTGACAACAACACCGTGGTGTCTATATATAGTTCATTAAGAGATGCACAGATCGCGGCTACGCTGTATCAAAACGGACAGTTGTTCTACATACCAAATGACAATAAATTTTATAAACTCAATGTGAGTGGAGCTGTTTATACCCTAGTAGAACAGACTGGGACCAATGGCACGGATCTCTATACTGCTAAATTTGGCCGTCAAGACATCTATTTCCAATATCGCCACAATAGTCCGAACAATCGACGCATCGACCCAAGTCCAAATAACATCATTGACTTGTATATAATGACCCAACAGTATGCTATTGACTACGTAGCGTGGGCACAGGATATCACAGGTACCATCACAGAACCAGCGGCACCAACCAGCGAAGAACTAGAAACCAACTATAGTACGTTAGATAACTACAAGGCTGTTAGTGATACTATAATCTATAATCCAGCGGCGTTTAAACCTCTGTTTGGCAGCAAGGCGATTCCAGCACTGCGAGCCACGTTTAAAGTAATCAAGAATCCTAACGTGGTAGTCAGTGATAATGATATCAAGACTTCAGTTATCGCCGCTATCAATCAATACTTTGACATCGGTAATTGGGATTTTGGTGAAACTTTCTATTTCAGTGAATTAGCGGCATATCTGCACGTGCAATTAGTTCCAAAGATTTCCAGCATCATCATAGTACCAGCCAACGAATCAGAAGTGTTTGGTAGCTTGATGCAGGTAAATGCCAACATAAATGAGATCATTACCAGCTCTGCTACTGTCAATGATGTCAAGATTATTTCAGCTATTACGGCAGCACAGATTAATACCACAGGTGTAGTAACTACAGTTTAGGGACCAAGATGGCAACAAGAAAGACACAGACATTTTTACCACAGATATTCCAAACTGACACGAATCAGAAATTCTTGTCGGCTACCATGGATCAACTGGTTAGCGAACCAGATCTAGAAACTCTGTATGGATACATTGGTCGTAAATTTTCTCCCACATTCGTTAATTCAGACAGCTACGTTGTTGAATCCGATGCAGATAGACAAAACTATCAACTTGAACCCAGCATAGTGATCAGAGATGAACAGAAAAACATAACTTTCTTTGCTAGCTATCTGGATCTATTAGCTAAGATCCGATACTATGGTGGCATAACCACAGATCAAAGTAGACTTTTTGAACAAGAATATTATACGTTTGATCCGTTGATCAGTTATGATAAGTTTGTTAATTTCAGCCAATATTATTGGTTACCCAATGGTACTGATCCAGTGGACGTCAGCACCAGTGGTGTTGATCTAACTGTTACTTACACGGTAGAACGTGACGCACCTAACAACAGATATATCTTTAAGAATAATGGTGCAGTTGACAACAGTATTATATTAGCCAGAGGTGGAGTTTACGAATTCGTAGTAGATCAACCCGGACATCCATTATGGATACAGACAGAGCTAGGCACAGATGGTAAACTAACAGCCACACCAACATTAAGTTCTCGTACAGTGTTGGGCGTAGAAAACAATGGTACTGATCAAGGTACTATAACATTCCGTGTACCACAGTCAACAGCACAAGATAGATTCTTAAACATGCCTATTGCTGCAGAAGTTGAGTATGCGGCACCTTTGCCATACACCGCACTACAAAATAAAACAGTCAGCCAATTCCTTGCCGCATATCCACAATATGGTGGTATCACTGGCCAGCTCAATGGAAAAGAATTAATCTTTATCAATTCTTCAGCCTACGACAATCTCGGAGAAGCTGCGTGGACAAATGCCAATGTCAGCTATGGATCACAGACAGCCAACGTAGCTAATGTAGCCATTGGTGCGATTGGAACCAACACATTAAAACTTAATTCAGTCCAAAATGTCTATGCTAATCTGATCATCACAGGTGCTGGTATCAGTAGTGGAACAACAGTAGCAGGTGTAGACACAGCTAATCTAACCATCACTCTCAGTGCTAATCTCACAGCTAACGCACAGGGATCATATTCATTTGTCAGCACAGCGTACAATTCAGGTTATAACGTGCCTAATGCAGATCGATTCGATGTGTGGAAAGTGGTCTATGTTGACGCTGGTATTACCAACACTAGTGGTGCGATCAACTATCTGATACAACTTATTCGTACTGACAATATCAACACTGACGAAAAGGTATATATCAGATATGGATTGGTAAACGCCAACAAATTATACTACAAGGACTTTGACGGATTCTTCAAAGAAGTTCCTTTGATCACCGCCACATTGAATAACTTATGGATACAAGATGCCACTGTTGGTGCACTATATCAACCCGTACAGATAGTCGAATATGCAGGGTGGACTATCAATGTCGATGAAGAGATAATTGGCAAGCAAAACTATACCAGTCCCAATGGAGTAGAATTTACTTCAGGATTAAAAATACAATTTGGTGATGATGTCACTCCCGCTAGTTATCAAAATCGCCAGTTCTATGTTGAACACGTAGGGGATCTCGGTAGTGGTATAAGATTGGTACCAGTAGACGAACTAGTGACCCCGGAAGCCTATAATGATGAAAATGCCACAAACTATCCTCTGATCAGAATAGTTCTAAGTGAACAAGTAACAGAAAATATCCCCACGGGCACAACGATATTAGTTGGTACTACCAGCGTATTGACCTATGAAGAAGTTATTCTCGGTAGAAATTATATAACCACATTGACCAGCGTGGATCAATCACAGATAGGTGACGTGGTATCCGGTTTAGGAATTCCTGAAGGAACCATAGTCGGTTCGATTCGCCTCAACACGGTATTTCCAGATTATATTACCATCAACAAGGCTAGTCGAGATCGTAATGCCTGGGCACGAAATAATCGCTGGACCCATATTGACGTGATATTAGCTACAGCCGAGTACAATGGTGTCCAACCAGTATTTGATCAAAGCAGCCGAGCGCAACGACCTATCATACAGTTTGAATCTGACATACAGTTAATCAATGAAGGACGTGTGGCTAAGGCACCTATCGACATATTAGATACAACGACCTTAAATGCCTTTACTGATCTGCAGGGGAAAACTTTTAGCACGGCATTTGGCATAACTTTATTCAATGGGCTGCGTGTAGTATTTGCTGCCGATCAAGATCCTTTGGTAAACAGCAAGATTTACGTGGTTAATCTGGTTCAATATGATGTTGACAGCTTTGGCAGACCCAGTGGACCAATTTATATTAATTTAACCCCGGCAGATGACAGTGAAGTTGACGCTTATTCCACAGTAGTGGTTAAACTTGGTGAATACAAAGGTAGCCAATGGTGGTATGATGGTGTCCAATGGAATGAAAGCCAACAGAAAACAAGCCTACAACAGGCTCCTCTATTTGACATACTGGACAGTACTGGCAAGAGTATTTCAACATATCCTAGAAGTACTTTCAGAGGTACTAAGATATTTGGCTACGTCGAAGGCACAGGAACAGTTGATCCAGTCTTAGGTTTCGCTCTGAGCTACAAAACTTTCCAAACTCAGGGAGATATCAAGTTCCAGAATTATTTTAATACTGATACATTTGAGTATATAAATGCAGATGGTGTTCTAGCAACAGATAAGATCAATCTCAACTACATCCAGAAGATAAGAAATGCCTCTACCTTAGTGCCTAAGAATACTTGGCTAACTGTACCAGAAGCCAGCAGACAGTATCAACAGATCAGCTATATCTATGACGGATCCAATAATCCGTTTCCGATCGACGTAACTCCTAGTGCATCTGCGACTATCCCTAGTGTCAAGGTGTTTCAAAACTTCGTCTATCTAGATCCTAGCAGCTGGACATTGGCCAATAATGAGATCACTTTGCTCACTCTAACTGAGCAAGATGAAGGTGATCAGATAGATATCTTAGTATACAGCAGAGACATCAGTAAATTAGGTTTCTATCAAGTCCCACAAAACTTAGATCTAAATGCACAGAACATTGACATTGATACACTGACTCTTGGCCAGATAAGAAATCACTTGATAGCTCAGGCACAAAACAGCACGATATTAGTAGGTGACGTTCTTGCACAGAGTAATCTCCGTGACATTGATATCAAACAACAAGGTGGCACGATCCTACAACACTCAGCACCGACTCCGTATGCTAGCCTATTCCTGATCGATGAAAAAGCAAATTTTGTTAACGGGCTTAGATTTGCGCAACAGGAATACACTAGATTTAAAAACAAGTTCCTTGAACTCAGCACCAGCCTAAGTGGTATCAATGCTGATGATCCAGTAGCTAGCGTTGACTTAATCATAACCAGAATCACGCAGGTCAAGAACAAGACATTCCCTTGGTATTACAGTGACATGGTTCCATATGGTCCATTGAAGAATATCGTGGGGCAGATTGGCAACATCGATGGGTTTGAAATATTTGACCCATTGAAACTGAACTATGAGATCACTGAGATATTCAATGACCAAGAACTTAGCAACAAGGCAGTGTTAGTTTATTTAAATAATGTTCAGCTGATCAAAGGTATCGAATATAATTTCAGCAAAGATACTCCTAGCATTAATTTCACCACAGAACTTGCTGTGGGAGATATAGTCAAAATAGTCGAATACTCAAACACTGATGGTAACTTCATACCAGAAACACCTAGCAAGTTAGGTCTATGGCCTACTTACATTCCTGAAATATTCTTAGATGATACTTATAGAGTACCTACAACGGTCATCAGAGGACACGATGGTAGTATCACTCCATCATTTGGAGACTATAGAGATCAATTTTTACTTGAACTAGAAAAGAGAATCTATAATAATATCAAGCTACCTCAGAACTCTGTGTTTGGTGATATATTCCGAGTGATCCCTGGTAAGTTTAGAGACAGTGATTATACGTTAGATGAGATCAATCAGCTGACCAGCATAGAGTTCTTAAACTGGATCGGAAACAATAAACTAGACTATTCAACGAATGATACGTTTGATCCTAACGATCAGTTTACCTGGAACTATGCAGAATCAACTGATAGGATAGATGGAAGTAAACTTCAAGGGTCTTGGCGTGCTTGTTATCAATATTTCTATGACACCATACGTCCACATATCACTCCCTGGGAAATGTTGGGATTCTCAGCTGAACCAGACTGGTGGCAAGCGTTCTATGGTCCTGGACCATACACAGGCGGTAATAAACTCTTATGGGATGACCTAGAAGCAGGACTCATCCGGTATGGTGACCGTGCTGGCGTTGATGTTAATTATCGCCGCCCTGGATTAAGTGCAGTAATTCCAGTTGATGTCAATGGTAATCTATTGAGTCCAGCACAGGCATTATCACGATCATTTAACAGTAAGAGAACAGCTAGTGCATGGTCCATTGGGCAATACGGTCCAGTAGAATTTGCCTGGAGAACTAGCAGCGAATTTCCTTATGCTGTTCAACAAGCTCTGGCATTGGCTAAACCAGGTAAGTATTTTGGATCATTGATTGATACTTATAACTATACACCATTGAATCTACTTAATGATCTTGATGAATTACCTGACGGAACTGTTACAGGGTCAGAACAATATCTTACTCGTATCACTAATCATCACATTACACAAGATGCTATCAACTTCAATGGTAACACCAATTCAGGCACAGTGTATAGAGGAGCTGGGTACATTAACTGGGTCGCTGACTATTTAACAAACCTAGGTATCAATCCCACAGCCTATCTCATACCTCTAATAGAAAACTTCCAAGTCAATCTTGGCTATAAGGTAGCAGGATTTACTGATCAACGTTATCTAGAAGTTCTAGCTGAACAGGTCAGTCCAACCAGCACCAATGCCAGTGTGTTAGTACCTGACGAGAACTATAAGATTTATCTGAACGAAAAGCCGGTGCCAATTGATAAAATAGTCTACAGTGCTGTCATCGTTGAGAAAACTACCAATGGTTATAGCGTTCGTGGATATGATCTGTTTAACAGTTACTTTACGATCATTCCTAGCGTGGTAAATTCTAATGCCAGCAGGATCACAGTGCAGAATAGATCTGCTACTATATATAATAACTATCAGAATCTTAAACTACAAGTTCCATATGGTTATGAGTTTACCACTCCACAACAGGTATCGGATTTCTTGATCAGCTATGAACGCTACTTGATCTCACAGGGATTCACTTTCACAGAAACAGATCCTACTCTAAACGAGATACGTAACTTTAGACTCAGCGTAAAAGAATTCTTGTATTGGAGTCAACAGGGATGGAAACCGGGCAGCATCATAGTCTTAAGTCCTGTGGCAGAAACCATCAACGCCATCAGTGTCAATAGCATCACAGCTGGTATCGAAGACAGTCAATATGGTAGCAAGGTCCTTGATCAGAATTTTGGTCTAGTGAAAAATAACAACTATACCGTGGTAAGGACCCCTAGTACATTTAAGTTAAGTCTCGATAATTCAGCCAGTGTGATAGCCTATGTTGAAGTCAATCTGGTACAGTATGAGCATGCACTAGTATTTGACAATCTCACAGTGTTTAACGATGTTATCTATCAACCAGAAAGTGGCAGTAGACAGTATCGTTTGAAACTCGTTGGACAAAAAACTGCTGGATGGGATGGTAGTCTCAACCCACCTGGATTCATTTATAATTCTGGCGTAGTTGCTACTTGGGATCAAGGTCGAGATTATCTCAAAGGTGATCTAGTAGAATATAAGAATCAATACTATACTGCCCTACAAGATGTTGCGGCTAATCCATCATTCCAGTTCCAATTTTGGCAACAGATTGACACTAGCCAGATACAAACCGGACTATTACCTAATTTCAGTACTTTAGCAGTACAGAGCCAAGGCTATTATGATGCCTATAGCAAGATCAGAGATGAAGATCAGCTGAGTTTCAGCCATGCATTGATTGGGTTTAAACAAAGACAGTATCTGGCAGATCTTGGTTTATCTAAGACTACACAGATAGAATTCTACAAGGGATTCATCAAACAGAAAGGCACAGCCAATGCAGTTAATGAAATGCTGACTGCAACATTTAATAATTTAAGCAGCGATATTAAATTTTATGAAGAATGGGCCATGCGTGTGGGTGAATATGGTGCTCTAGACAGCAATCCATTCGTGGAAATACCGTTAGATGAACAGGCATTTGGTGCGAACCCCAGCGTGGCTAGATTCCTTGCTGCAGCAGACAATAATCTAGCAGATGGACTTAATTCATTCAATCAATCACAGCTATATAAATCCTATGGCAGCTACACTGGTAATGTGGCCTTAAACAGAGACCAGTATAGTAATGTCGACAATGATATTCCTACAGCGGGTTATGTCAACATCGATGACGTGGATTTAGCCATATTTGATCTAGCAGATTATGTAGATCTCAACAACGAAATAGCCAACATGGGCAGTGGATATCTTATCTGGTGCGCTAAAGATTTCACACAGGATTGGAACGTCTATCGTGTGACTGAAACTAACAATTCAGTTCTGCAGGTAGCCAATGTATCAAATGGGTTTGTGATTTTCACAACCAATACGCCACATGGATTTGTCGCCGGTGATGTATTCTTAGTCAAAGATTTCCTAACAGCGTTTGATGGATTCTATCGGGTGTACAGAGTCATGAGCCTCAATGAGGTCATGGTTACCTATGCAGGATCAACAGCCAATTTAACTACCCTGTCAGGTGATGGTATGTTGTTGAGAATGGACAGCATGCGTTTCCTATACATGGAAGATGCACGTATCTACGGATTGAACAGTCCACCAAATGGTTGGAAAGTTGGTGATAAGATCTGGATTGACGATGATGCCGAAACTACAGCAGTGCAAGGACAACCATTTGGCACACAACCTAACAATACTTGGAAAGTCTACGAAAAACAAACACCATGGACTTATCAACAAGAGTTACTAAAAGGATCAGGGTCTTACGGCACTGATGACGGTTACGGGACATCAGTCAAGATGTCAGCAGACGGATTGATAGTGGTAACAGGTTCTCCTCAGAGCGGAATAACTGGTACTGTTAGCACTTTCCTAAAAAACTATGAAGGAGTATTCTTAGAAAGTTTTAGTATCAGTCCATTGGCGGCTAATACTAGAACGTTTGGCTCAGCAGTTGATCTAGCCACTAGGGCAGATGGGTCAACTACTCTAGGAGTAGGAGCACCTACTAGTTTCACTGCAAATGCAAATGTTGCTGTAGGACTGGTTTACATTTATAATAAATCATTGAACTCAACCAGCTTTGAAAGAGAGCAAGTCCTGGTAGGAAATATCGGAGATTTATTTGGCACTAGTCTAGCATTTAATCAAACTGGTGAATGGGTCTATATAGGTGCACCTGGGACCAATAGGATGTATGCCTATGGTCTGAATAGATTCATAACCCCACAAGAACAAGTCACGTCAGTCAATGATAAAAATACCTTAGTCTTCAGTGGTAATATCCTAGCAAACATAGGCGATATAATTTCCCAACCAGCTACAGGAGCTAGTGCAACTATTCTGAGCACCGTCTATGCAGGTAATTTAGGAAAATTAGAAGTTGATAATGTTACTAACTTCTATTTTGGTGCCAACATAATTATCGCTAATGTAACTGTTGACGCTAATGTATTCATCACCAGTGGAGCTTATGTAAATGACACAGCAGTTTATCCAACTACTAAAACTGGGGTATCAATAACTTCTAGTATTCCATTAACGTTTGTTCCTGAAGTACCAACAGACACAAATTCATTACTGGTTACCAGTGGTAGTAAGACTTATATTCCAACAGTTGACTATGTCATAGGAGGTAACTTAACTGTTGGATACAGATTAGATTTCATCAACGGTAATGTTGAACAAAGCGACATTACCATACGCCAACAACCATACTATCAATTAATAGATACTTTGGCCTTGCCATCGACTATCAGTAACGTTAATGATGCTGAATATGGATTTGCATTGAGTTCTAGCTTTGGTGGCGAACAGGTGGCGGTAGGTGCTCCCAATGATACAGTCAATGTTGGTGTTTTTGCTACAACCACAACCAGTGGTATCGAAGTTTCTATACCAATTGGTATAGCCACAGCCAATGTGTTGTATCAAGGCAATGTGGCCAATCTAACATCATACTATGAATATACTGGCTCCGGAGCGGTTTATGTATGGGATCGCGTGATTGAAGCATTTAATACTATCACTGACGCAGTATCAGGAACAGGTGGACAAGACTATAGAACTGTTAATCCAATTGCCAGCGTATACAAAGTTACCTTAGACAACGTTGAAGTAAACAACTATATAGTTGCTAACGCCGCAGGTAACGTATCAGGTGTCCGTGACACTATCAGATTTGTCAGTCCGCCGCCACTTGGTCGTGTGATGTTCGTTGAGGTTAACAAATTTAATCTGTTAGAAAGAATTGTCGGAGTAGACAGCTTGTCCGGCGGACTAGCGGCTATACAGAAAGATGCCTACTTTGGCACTAGCTTAACTATTTGTTCAAATAATTGTGCGATCTATATTGGCGCACCTAATTACGACAATGGCACTGAATACAATTCAGGTGCAGTATGGAAATTCCATAATAAAGGTCGATTATATGGTACTAACACAGCCTATGGAACAAACCCAATATTCACCCCCGGTGATACGATTCGACTAAATGACTTTGGAGTTACAGTACAACCATTACACACAGATCCAGTTACTGGCAATTTGATGTCAAGTTTAGACTCATTTGTTTACGATATCAATTCAGCTGGTATATTAGGAGTGACAGCTACCAATGATGCAGGGCGCCTGAGATTAGATTCTGATGTTACTGTGGCCAAGGATCTACTGCGTATAGTATCTGGGGTTCGCCAGCCCGGCAGTGCCGGAGTACTTGCAGCTGCTAATACGATAGTGTTTGCATTCATGCAGATCATTATTAATCCTTTTGGCAATCCTGGAGAGTATTTTGGTAACAAGGTCAAACTAGCGGCTAATGCCTACATGTTGGTCATCGGTAGTCGCCGCGGTACCACCAGGAAGTTTACTACGTTTGATGTGCATTCACAAGATCTATATCCTAATGCCACAGATGTAACCAGATATATTTTAGATCCCGAATCTCCTGAAAATCCACAACCAACAGGATTTGATGATACGACCACGAGATGGTTTGATAGCATACAGGGCAGTGGTAGCGTGTACATATATGAGTTATATGATGATCCTCGTAATAAAGTTGAGCACCCAGGACGCTATGCTTATGCGCAACAACTTGATCCTGGTGATCTAGTTCCGGGTAGCCAGTTTGGCGCTGCTGTGGATATCGAAGGAACGTTTATCACCGTGTCAGCACCTGGTGCTACGGTAGCCAACGCAGCACCTAACTCAGGTACAGTTTACATATTTGCAAACCCAACCATGACTCGTGGGTGGGAATTGATACGTTATCAACAACCCAAAGCTGATGTGGAAAGCATCAATAGGATCTATCTATACAGTAATCAAACTAATACTATCTTAAGTGATCTACAGTTTATCGACCCAGCCAAAGGTAAGATCTTTGGTCAGGCTGAACAAGAAATATCATTCAAGACAGAATATGACCCTGCAATCTATAATAGAGGATCTAATCCGGCTGCAGATATCAACACTAACATCTATTGGAGCAGCAATCAAGTTGGCAAGGTGTGGTGGGATCTATCAAGAGTCCGATACGTTGACTATGAACAAGATACTCTAACTTACCGCAGCCTATATTGGGGACAACTATTCCCAGGGTCAACCATTGATGTCTATGAATGGGTAGAAAGCACAGTGCCACCAAGCCAATATGTGATAACTGGTGGTGATGGTGTTCCTAAATACGCTGATAACTCGGCTTATGTAGAAGATATAACTGTGGACGCATTCACAGGTATAATCACGACCAAATACTATTATTGGGTCATCAACAAGACCAGTGTTGATCCTAATGATCCTACTAGACGCATACCAATATCGGCCGTGGCAGATCTTATAGCTAATCCTAAAAATCAAAACATAGCCTATGCGGCCATGATACGCCGTGATGCTATAGCATTTTATAATGTAAGTGACTATCTAAGTGCCGATAATACTATCATGCATTTGGATCATCAGCTGACCATCAACACAGATGTCATACATAGTGAATATCAATTAGTACAGAAAGACAACGTCAACGACCCAGTTCCAGTCAAGATAGTTGACAAGTTGATCGACAGCCTATCTGGAGTAGATCGCAACGGATCAACCGTGCCTGATCCTACACTAAGTCCAGCTGATCGCTATGGTATTGAAATACGTCCAAGGCAAAGTATGTTTGAAGATCGTCTACAGGCTGTTAGCGAGATGGTTACCTATGTAAATGATATCTTACTGGTCAATCCTGTGGTTGAACAGTTTAACCTAGAAGGAATGAACGTAGCAGATCCTATACCTAATATCAAGCTAGGTGAATATGATCAAAGCGTGGCCACTGAAATAGAATTAGAATATATCGACACAGATGAACTTGATCCAGGCTATCGAGTCTTGGTCCTGACTGACATCGGCCAAGATGGTCTATGGGTACTGTATGCGCTATCAGAACAAAAATACTGGGAGATCCTTCGCATCCAAAGTTACAAGACCGATTTATATTGGCAATACACAGATTGGTATGGAGTGAAACCCGACGGCACCAGATATAGCAGTACCGACAAACCTGATTTTAGTGTGGACACCACCAATGATGCACTAAAACTAGCGGCCACAGAGGGACAACTGATCTATATCAGCAATGCCACAGGTAACAATACCTGGCAACTGGTAGAAGTAGAGACTGACGGTAGTTTCCGAGTGGTTGGTATACAAAATGGAACAATACAGTTGGATCAAAGTCTGGTAGATTTCGCTGGACAGGGTCTAGGGTTTGGTAATCAGGATTTCGACAGCAACAGATTTGATCAGAATCCAAACATAGAAATTCGAAATATCTTAACAGCATTAAACAATGACATATTCATCAATACTCTCCAGGGTGAATTTAACAAGCTATTCTTTGTCATGGTTAATTATCTATTGACCGAGCAGACCTATGTTGATTGGTTGTTTAAGAGCAGTTTCATCAGCGTCACACACAAACTCAGAACTCTCAAACAATTCCCTAGTTACATAGTCGACAATCAGACCTACTATCAGGATTATATCAATGAGGTCAAGCCTTTCAGGACCAAGATACGTGAATACAAGATTGATTATACCGGCGACGATACCTTTGGTGGTGATATAACTGACTTTGATTTACCCGCTTATTATGACACATCAACTGGATATGGTATATTCCGTAGCCCCAGCGGCGAACGTCCTTATGTGGATCAAGATTCAGCCACATGGCAGACATGGCCATGGAATCAATGGTATAACAATCGCGATCTGCAGGTTTCTAGCATAAGGATAACGAATCCTGGTCAAGGTTACATATTACCTCCTATAGTTACTATAGTCAGCACTGATGGCAAGGGATCAGGAGCAACTGCATTAGCTACTCTAGACGGTAACACTGGTGGAATAGCAGCTATCACGGTCACTGATCCGGGTAGTGCTTATACCACTACTCCAACAGTGATCATCAATGGTAGTACCATTGGGAACATCATAGCCATTGGTGGCAATATTTCTACAACATCTGCAAATACCTACACACTGTCAACAGTAACTGGTCTATTTGTTGGTATGTCTGCTAACGCAGCGTTTGCCGCTGACTCACAGATCACCAGCGTTGATGAAGGCAATCTGCGGATAACTATGGATTCAGGTAATCTTACCGCATTTACTGGTAGCGTCATCAGCTTTGGTTATCCAGGACAAGAAACAGGAACTCCAGCAACTGCCTATGCAGTCATGAGGAATCCGCAGACAAGAAACTTTGATACCACCATCAAATTTGATCGTATTACCTACGATAGCACGGTACAAGAATGGCAATCTAATACATCTTACACGGTAGGACAGATCATCACCCATGCCTATCTTGATGGAAATGTTATGATCCGTAAGGCCTATGAGGTAACTGCAAACGCAGTTTCAGGAACCACATTCTTTGCTAGTGACTATGTAGAATATGCTGCTAACCGTTTTGACAACGCAAATGATCGAATCGTGGGTTATTACGAACCTGGTAGCATCATGCCAACTGTCGATGTGATAACTGTACCGTTAACATTGGCCAATGCCGCAGGCAATAGCACTACTGGCACTAATACGATTTATGTATATTCCGTAGATGGAGTATTCCCTGGCATGTACATTGGTAATTTAGGTGTCAGATCAGGATACATCACTGAGATAATAGGCAACGTACCATTGATAATTGACAGTGTTGGATCCACGGGAACTATCAAAGGCAATCTAGTCGCTGGTAGCAGGATCGTGACTGGAGTGATTGGGGACATTGCCGCTATCCGTGCAGATGAAATAGTCACAAATATAGGACAGGTTCTAGGTGACTATGTGACAGGCCCTGGCATACCATTGAACACTACCGTGACAGCAAATACTGTAGCTGGTACTATTTCATTAAGCAATCAGGCCGCTATAACTGCCAATTTTGCAAACATAACATATGGTGGTACAGTCATATCTGTATCAAAGATAACGCTCAGTGTTCCTGTATCTCTAGCAACCAATGATACTATAACAGCAAGATATGAAAACCTAGATCAGCTGATCACGGGCATTGATTATCCTAATGCTCCAGTAAGATCTCCAACTTTCCGCTCTGATCCACTGTTTGGCCGCAACTGGGATAATGCTGCCTATGATGGAGTACAGTACAGCCAAGATGGTATTGCCTTGTTATCGACTAATGCCTATGACATTTCTCTATACAGCCTATACGGTGGAACACTGGGATTTGCTCCTGAAGATCTCATTACCATTGGTGGTGCGTTTATTGATACATACCACAGCCATGCTCCTGAAGAACTAGTGCCTGGTATCGCATTTGACACCTTAGACATGAGAATCTATACCAAGATTGACGCTAATGCCAATGTCATAGCCTATCGTGTGTTTAATAACATGTTAGGAGATACGGGATATCTACGCATTTCATCAGCCAATGCTACTGCATTAACATCTCAATTGACTATTAATGACAGTGAAATATATGTAGCAGATGCTACTAAATTAAGTGCTCCAGATAAACTAACAGCCACACCTGGTGTGATATTCATCAATGGTGAACGAATCACATATTATAGAAACTACAGTAGTGAAGTAGTAACATGGACAGCTAGTACCAGCTACATATCAGGTAGCATCTTAAGCTATGGTAATGTCATAACATTTAGTTCAGCTATCACAGCCAATCGCGGTGAATATATCGCGCAGGCCAATATTGGTGCTAATGCCATAGTGACTGCTAATGTTATTAATTCTACTACTGTTCCTGTTTACTATATCAGTGGTAGTCCTGCATTTAGTTTAGGTGCTAATACGGTACAAGTAACTTCTGGTATTAATGCGGTACAGGTATCTGAAATTCTAGCATCAGGTAATGCACAAATATGGAGTGTGGCCGGCAACAGCAACATCAGAGTTACTACAACCGCAGTACTGACTGTGGGTACAGAGATACAGTTTAACACAAGTTTTGGTAATGTTGTTGGTAATATTACCTACTACATAGACTCAGTGTATGGTAATGCAGCTATAAGTCCAACTGTACCTGTGGCTAATATTATTAAAATTGCTAATACAGCTAACGGTGCTCCCGTAACTGATTTAGTTGCTAATTTCTACAGTAATATTACAGCCAATGTTATTACTATAGTTGATTATAATGCTTATCCTATTGCATCAGCTAACGCATACTATAAAACCACAGGTAATGTTAATTCAACGACATTTAACTATGCTAATGTTACGCAGTTACCTAGCCTAAATATCCTAAGCCAGATCCATAGAGGCACACAGGGCACAGGCAGTGCCGGTATTTATCCTGTCGGCGCAGAAGTTTTAGATGGTGGTCGAGACCAATTGGTTCCGGCAACTTCTAACATAATTGTAGTTTCAACTACAGCGACCAGCGGACAAACGGTGTTTCCAACACCTAAATATCAACTAGGCGATGATCCTAGCAACAATTTAAGACTGCGTGTATATGTTAATAATGTACCAAGTTTCAACAACGCTTATAACGAAATATCTAGCAATGTCAGGGTTTATAATTATACTGGTACGAACGGTAACACAGTATCAGTTACAGTTAACTACGGCAACACTATATCATTTGTGAGTGGAATCGCTGCTGGTAGCGTGGTCAGAGCAGAAATTAGCGTACAATTTGCCAATGTTTGGTATAACGGTACAGGTAATACTATAGATGGTACAGGAATGACTGGTGCTAACACAGCCGCAACTAACTTCTTAAGAGCATACTCTGTAACAAGTTCAGTGATTCCAGGTATAAGTAATCCTATGACCACTGAAGATGCGATAAATATACTAACCACTGAAACAGATGATGAAATTTATACTGAGGATTAGAAATGACGATAAAGATTAGCCAATTAGCAAATTTAACGGTAGTGCAGGCAAACACCATAGTACCGGTTGTCAGCAACGTTACAGGAACCCTTACTACGGTTCAGGCTAATGTTCAACAAATACAAGATTACATTGTAGCCAATGGCGTGAGTGCAAACATTACAGCACTTTATACTAATGCGGCAATACAAAGTGATTTAATAAATGGAATCAATGCTAATGTCACAGCGGCCAATGTAGGTATGACAGGCTATGTTAACGCTGTAACTGCTAATTGGACGGCTAATGCTCTAGCACAACAAACAACTCTCAATACACTGCTGGCTAATGCCGCCACACAAAGCGATTTAATCAATGGTATCAATGCTAATGTAGTCGCAGCCAATATTGGAATGATAGGATATGTTAACAATTCAACTACTACTGCCAACGTAGGTATGATAGGATATGTTGATCGTGGTAATACTATTGTTACCGCAGGTATAATCACTGCCAACGTTGGAATGAAGGGTTATGTTGATAATCAAACTTACAGTAATGTGCAGACCTTGACATTTTTAATCGCAGAACTTCCAGAGTATGAAGGAAATATTGGAGTAAATGTCAACATCACCAATGGAACCGTCACAGCAAACAGCTTTGTTGGTAACGGTAGTTTACTAACTGGTATAGCTTATACTATGGGCAACGTTGCCCATTGGACGGGTAATGTTTCTACTATGTCAGCTGCATTAAATCAGCTAGCTTCACGTATATATAACATTGAGAATCCATAAGGTAATAACATGGACAATACAGCGATAAATAAGAGTATGGATACTAAACTAAACCAAAATCAACCCGAAAAGAAGCCAGATGAGCGTGGCGGAATTTACCTCCAAGGCCATCTCAAGATATTTGACCCTGAATCTAAAGAAGTTTATGTGGACAAGCGCAATGCCATACACTATGAAAATTTTTCAGTATGTCTAGCACAAAACGCCGCTAACAAGGGCACTAATTTCATCACTGAGATGCACTTTGGTAACGGTGGAACCACAGTTGACCCTACTGGCGTCATCACTTATTTGCCTACCAATACCAATGTACAGAATGCTGACCTGTATAATCCTACATATTTCAAGATCGTAGATGATACTAACGCGGCCAATAGTGACCCATTGAATAACAAGCTAACAGTAAATCACACCCCAGGATTGAAATACACAGATATATTAGTTACCTGTCTATTGGACTACGGTGAACCAAGTGGACAAGCAGTGTTTGATAACAGCCAGAATCTCAATGGTGATTTCGTCTTTGATGAATTGGGATTGTTTGGATCATTGCCCGGTGCTAATGGTCTAGGTGCAGGTTTACCACTATTAACACACGTGATTTTCAGTCCAGTGCAGAAGGCACTGAATAGGTT